TTTCAACAAGAAAGCGTTGATTGAAGCCAAAAAAGAAACATACTTCGGTCAATTAGCAGATGTAATTGCTATGCCGAAAAACATGGGTAAAACCATTAAACAATACCATTACTTGCCTTTGCTCGATGACCGCAACGTCAATGACCAAGGTATCGATGCAGCCGGTTTAACTGGTGCAAATGGCGAACAGAATATCACTATTACAGTGTCTGCTCCTGGTATCGATAATGATGGCGCAGTAGCTCCTGGTTTAGGTGGTGAAGTAGTATTCGCTGGTACTGGTAGTACTCCTGCATTAGCAGTAACTGATGTACAAACTAAAATCAACGCATGGGCTGAAGCATTAGCAATCGTTGGTGGTCTTGAATTGACTATTATTGGCGCAACAGAAGATTTACGTTACACTGATATTGTTAATGATTCAGATGGTTTGGCGTATGCTTTAGGTTATCGTTTTGCTCCAATTGAAGAAACTTCAGCTTTATTAATTGCAGCTGATCGTGTTAAGCAAGATCTTGGTAACATCTATGGTTCTAGCAAGGACATCGGTACTATTTCTGGTAAGCTTCCGGCTTTATCTGAAAATGGTGGACGTGTTAACCGTGTTGGCTTCACTCGTGTTCAAATTGAAGGTACTATCACTAAGATGGGTTTCTTCGATGAGTATACTCAAGAAGCTATCGACTTCGATTCAGATTCTGAGTTAGAAGGTCATATCATCCGTGAGTCTGTAATGGGCGCGAATGAAATTACTGAAGATGCATTGCAAATTGATTTACTTCAAGGTGCAGGTGTAACTCGTTTCGCAGGTGGTGCAACTAATATCTCTGAAATTACTGGTGTAACTGCTTCTGGCATTACTGAAGTAACTTATCAAGATCTTATGCGCTTATCTATTGATTTAGATAACAACCGTACTCCTAAGAAGACTAAGGTAATCACTGGTACTCGTATGATTGATACTCGTACTATCGATGCAGCTCGTATTATGTACATTGGTTCAGAAATGATTCCTTCATTCCGTGCAATGCAAGATTTACATAGTCAACCTGCATTCGTACCTGTACATCAATATGCAGCTGGTACTAACACTGTTACTGGTGAGATTGGTTCTGTAGATCAATTCCGTATCGTTGTTGTTCCTGAGATGATGAAGTGGGAAAGTGCTGGTGCAGCTGAAGGCGTAAATGCTGGTTACTTAGCTACTGGTGGTAACTACGATGTATTCCCAATGTTAGTTGTTGGTGAAGGCTCGTTCACTACTATCGGTTTCCAAACTGATGGTAAATCTGTTAAGTTCAAGATCAAACATGCTAAGCCAGGTTCAACTGAGTCTTACGCTAATGATCCATACGGCGAGACTGGTTTCTACAGCATTAAATGGTACTACGGTACTATGATTTTGCGTTCAGAACGTCTAGCGGTAGTATACTCAGTAGCTGCTTACTAAGAGCTCGAGTATATAAGTTGGTGTCCCCAGAGATGGGGGCATCCATCTTTAATTAATTAAACGAGGTACCAACCTCATATAAAAAGGTAGAGGATATTATTATGACAGATAAAACAGAATTAGAAGTATTAAAAGAAACAGCAACCAAGTTAGGTATCACATTTAGTGGTAATATTGGTGTAGGGGCACTATCAGCGAAAATAGATGCGTTTAATAAAGAAGAAGTTAAAGAACCAACAGAATTAGTTATACCTAAGGTAGCTTATAAAGCTCCTGAGTCTAAGGCAGCAGCAGCTCAACGGCAGCGTAAAGAGGCTAATAAACTCGTACGTATCGTTGCTACATGTATGAATCCAAATAAGAAATCGATGACAGGTGAGTTTTACTCTGTATCTAATGCTGTTATCGGTACAATTAAGAAGTACATACACTTTGATGCAGAAGACGGTTGGCATGTTCCAGCTATCATCGTTGATCACTTACGTGAGCGCAGGTGTCAGATCTTTGTACCTTCGGTTACTACTACTGGTAAGAAGATTATGAAGGGTAAGTCAATCAAAGAGTTTAATGTAGTTGTACTACCTCCACTTACTGAAACTGAACGCCAAGAACTTGCTGAACGCCAAGCAATGAGTGGCACAATTGATAAGGAATAATCATGGCTGATATTGCAATCACAGATATTACTACTGGAGCCGTTGATGGCTCCGGTGTTTTTGATAAGTTTATGCAAGCCGGTGAAGCTCATTTACTCCGTGAATACAAAAGTAATCGTATCACAGGTAAAGAGTACTCAACAGTATACTTAGGTATGATGCAGTCCGCTATGGCTCAAGCTATACAGTATTTATCTGCGTCTAAACAAGCTGATTTATTAGCTCAGAAGAAGATTACAGAAATAGCTCAAACGGTTGATGCTACAGGCGGAACCATGAAGAAGCAACAAGATCTTATTGGTGCTCAGACAACTGGTTTTGATCAGGATGCTAAAGCTAAGTTAGCTAAAATTATGACAGATGTATACAATATTAATCGTTCGGCATTGGGAGCAAGTGCTTCTACTCCAGGTGGTTTAGATGATGTTGATATTTCTTCAGTTATAGCAAAGGCTGCAGAATCCATTGATGTGATTATTGATGTTACCCCGCCAGCAGCATAGTTCTTATGTAGATGCCTCTCGAACGTATAACTTGGTTACTATAGAAGATAGCCAGGTAGAGGCAGATTGTAACCGGTATATGGATTCCATTACCGGTTTAGTTTTTCATGAGTCTGAGAAACTTCATCAAGCCAACTTAATGACTGATGCTGCTCAATCAGGGTTAGCATTAGCAGTTGAGGCAGAAGATGAAGTTCTTGGTTTTATGTATGCAGTCCCCGTAGGTCGGCTACGATACAACTTAGTATGCCTACACACCTCGAGTCCTGTTGCTAAAGCATTATTAGTACATGAATTATATCGCTTAGGTAAAATACTACGATACACTCCTAGAGACCCTGTATGTGAGGTCCATAAAGAGCTTATGCAACCAATGTCATATAAGATGTTTAAAATGAACAGAATTGAGTCTATAAAGATGAACCGCGAGTACAATACACAAGCACAGTTAGACCAACTTAACTTAGAAGAAGTATAATGGCTAGTTGCCTCGATCCATTAGATATTATTCCTGATTCTCTGGAAGATTTTGTTTCAGATGTATTCTGGACTGAACTAGCTTTAGCAGGTATATATACTGAAGACACTTGGAAAAGTATTGGTCTTCCTCAAGTAGCATTGTTATTCAATTTACTTGGGTATGATGATGAAGAGATTTATGCTGTCCAATCCAATACCATCCCTCTGATGCCTGAGGCTGTTCCGAATAGTTTACTAGCCGCTGTAGAGTTTGGTACTCACCATGAGTTAGATTTAGTCCAACAAATAAAATCAGTAATCTTAACAGGGGCTCCAATAACAGCTACTCATTACCATGATTATGGTGAGAGTACCTACCTACATGGACTACCTGTAGGTCGAGCCGCCCATACCAGTGTGGATGTTGTTGAGTTACAAAGTATTATTGAAGCTGAGTTAGGTGATACTATAACCATTTTACAAGCTACTTCAGGGGTACCAAATGAGCGGGAGTGGAGTCTTAATTGGATGCGCGAAAATGATCCCCAACCTCTTAGTAGTTGGGAATACCTTAGTGTGGACCAGGTAAAAATTAATTACGATCTTCCAGAAGGGCTCTATAACTATTTTGATGCTTTCTTGTATGGGTTTGAAAATGTAAATCTACATTATAAAGTAGACGATACCGATACTACTCCTGCTAATTATATTTTTCAAACTGGTATATGGACCACAGGTAATTATTTCATCGTACTATATGAAGATTCAGCAGGAAAGACCTGGTACTGGTTATATCATCAAGGTGATGGTACATACCCATCCTTAGATGAAAATACTGCTGCAGGTCTATATGATTTAGATTTACTCCCTATTGTTCCCTTAATGAAAGAATTTGAAAATTGTAATGATCCAACGGCGCCAGAGTATATTGCTGCTGAGGATACAACTAGTAGAGAAATATTGAATATAGTCAACATGGACTATGATTTATTAATTGAACAGTTAAATGACAATCCAGATATAGAGCATATCCAGGATGCCTTTTTCTCATTCTCTATGAATGTGTACTCTCAAACACAAGGAGGGCTTCAAGCCTTATTCTTAATGTTTAAGAATTTCCAGGAAAACGCTGGCATAAGTAAAGCGTCTTATGAAGCTAATCCTGATGGAGCAAGTATAAATATCGTAAGGATGGAAGAACAGTACTTTCATAGTGTACTTGCTTTCAATTGGGCTACCTCCACAGAGGTATCAGGTACTATAGCTCCAGTTGGAGAGTTTGCATCTGATGTTACGATACTTCCTAACGACACTCCAGCTGAGGATGGTAGTGGAGGTAAGGTTAATAGCTATATGCTATTCCAATATCAACATTCAGCAGGTACATATACTGAAATTAAGATACATGGTATGTTTGGCCAGTCTGTAATTCTTACAGTTCCTGGAGTATTTAAAACATATACAATTGAATTATCTACTGATGAACAAATGAGGTCTAATTTCTCTATACCCTTATCCTTAGCAACGCTAGAGTTTATGGACTATACTGCAAGAGATACTGTACTTTATGAGTCTCTCTCGTTAACAATATATGCTGTAGATTATGTCCATTTAGAGTGGTATGAAACTAAGAAGTTTATGAACTTAGTGTCCGCAGCCTTAATGATTATTTCATTTTTAATCCTAATATTCTCTTGGGGCTCTGCCAAATCAGTCTCTGCATCGTTATGGGCATTAGCACAGCAAATACTGGTTCAATATGCATTAAAATGGGCACTCACAGAATTATTAATCAAATATGGTGATGATGATATAGCTAAAACAGCAATCATCTTGGCTTACCTTTATTTCTCAGGTACACTGGGAGGTGGTGGTACTGACTTCTTCAGTGCGGCTACATTACTTGAATTGGTTACAGCAGTTAATATATCCATAGCTGTAGATATGTCCATACTACAAGATCAAATAGAAGATTGGACTAAAACTAAAGAAGAAAAGCAGGAAGAAATTGATGCAGCTCGAGATTTCCTTCATAGTTCAGATTCCTTAATTGACCCATTTGATGTAATAAATGTTATGTATACTAACCCATATGAGTCTCCAAGTGACTTCTATACCCGTACAGTACATACAGGTAATCCCGGGGTAGCTACCTTATCTATTATTGAGAATTTCCATGACCAGGCTTTACAATTACCTGAATTAAGTGCTAATCCCGTTAGTTCTAGCCCTTCTACAGGATAAGTGGTATAATGATTAAATATAACCAAGAGGATTAAATAATGCCGTACAATAGTATATTCGACACAAGTAGGATTGCAGATTCTCCCAGATATAATTTGGGTAACCCTGCAGCCGCAGGGCCTGCAATTGCGGGGGGTGGTAGCCCATACTCCTTTAACTATGGTTCTGATTCACCTAATACACCTGTTTCGGCTTCACCAGGGGCGGGACTACCAAAACAAGATAAGGGCTTTTCCTTTGGGGAATGGGCTGATATTGGCACCGGACTTGTTAATGCATATACAGGTTACGAAGGACTTAAGTTAGGTAAAGAACAATTTGGTTTTGCTAAAGACTCCTTCAATAAGAATCTGGCTAATCAAGCTCAGTTGATTAATAATCAGCAGGAAGCTAATCAGCGTGCTCGTTTAGAAACATCTGGACAATATACCGGTGAAGGTGGACAAGCTAATTTACAGCAAGATCTGCAATCATATTTAAAGCCACGTCAGGTTTCTGGCGCACCAATCTAAGGAGGCGTTATGCCAACATTAAAATGGAGTAACGTAACCGGTGATGATACTAATGCAGGTACAGCATCTTTACAACAGGCAGGATCTTTATTTGGTAAAGCATTTGAGAACTTCTCAGGTGCTGTCGAGGGTCGTAAGACACGGCTTACTAAAGAAAATACAGATCAAGTACTAGATAAGTTACGTGGTATTGCGTCGACTGAAGATTTTGATGCTCAAGCTGGGGATTTTAGTGATCTTGGTGCTTTAAAAGAGCAGGCAGGAGGCTTCTTAGACACTTCAGCTATCAGTAAAGCTTTAGCTAGTAAAGTCCCAGAGTTACGTGCAGAAGATACTCGTGTTCGTAATGAATTAATTGGTCAAATACCTAACCAGGTTATTGATGCAAATCAACCAGGTGTTGCAGGTGCTTTAGATTATAAAGGTCAGGTTGCCCGGGTAACTCAACAAGTACGTGATGCCGGTGGCTCAGCTGGAGATGTCCAGAAGTCAGTGGCTGCTTTAAAAGCTCAGTTAGATGAGCGTGCAAGTCTGTCTCCTACTCAACAAGTTGCTGTAGCACAGAATGCAAAGGAATTAGATATCCTGAGTAATGCTGCTCAACAACAAGCTCAAGCAGATTTAGATGCATCATTGGCCGCTAATCCAGTATCCCATACATTGAATGCTGAGGGTAATGCTATGTCTCTACAAGATGTGTATACTAAGGCTCGTACAGATTACCCTAAATCTTCTTGGTTAGCAGGGGCAGGCGGATCAGATTTAACGGGTTCAATCAAAAAATATCAACTAAATGGTATTACTAAGAATGGTTCTGTTGGTATTAAAGTAGGAGATAAATTCAAGGAGGGTACACGTAAAATTGAACCTTGGATGTTCTCAATGGCAATGGATTTGACTGGGCAAACATATGGTGATGCTTGGGGTAATGCCACTGTAGGTAAGACTGCTTTTAAAGAAACATTAGCTTCATTAGCTTTTGATCCAAAGTATAAAGTTATGGCTGCTAACGCTGCTAAGGCTAAACGTGATTTCTCCCGACGTTCTACTGAATTACAGTTGGCTCGTCTTAAAGAAGGTGCTCAATTTACTAAAGATATCAAGTCTTCCCAGAGTACTAAGTTATTAGAGCAACTACAACGTGAAGCGAAGTAATACATGCCACAAGACTATAATCCACAAGCTCTCTCGGAGTTCAAACGAGCCAATTTAGACTCGAAGATCTTCGATAAACAAGCAGGTACGTCAGCTAAACTTGCCAGTATATTTGGTCCAAGTGAGGCTGATATTGCCCGTGATGCAGATATTGCTAATTTACGTCAATTGGCTCAACAAGAGCATGCTGCTACAGTACAACGTGAAGGTGAAGCGGTACTTTCTGATGAAGCAGTAGAAGGCCCAGTAGGCTTTGCTGCGAACCAAGCCTTAAATCTTACAAGTAAATTTGCTGATGTAGTAATTGGTCAAACCTCTCGTTTAGGTATCAACCTTGCAGATGCATTTGATGATGCAACTATTCCTACTGAAGATAAGCAACGTTATCAAACTATTCAAGATAAACGCGAAGCTGGTAATATACTCAATAAGCAATTAAGTGAAATGGCTTCTAAACCTGCTGGTACGTATACTCCTGCACAGATTGATGAAGTACGTGCACAGTATGACTCTACCCAGTTAACTGAAGAAGAGGAATTATTCTCGGATCCAAATAAACAACGTACCTCGAAAGGTGAAGCTTCTTTCAAGAAATTAGAGAAAGCTAAAATTCGTGATCAAATGCGTGAGATTATGACTCAGCCCTTTGCTCAGTTAGAAAAGTGGGTTAATAAAGGCAATAAAGATAAAGCCGTTGCCCGGGTCCGCGATGAAGTGGAACGTGCTGCTATTGAATTTGATGACGATAACTATGGTGATGCTGTAGGTACTGTTTTTGGCGCCGTAAGTAACTTAGTTACTGATGATATAGACGCTGCAGGTGAGTTATTAATTGATTCCGCAGCCCATATGATTGCTTTAGCCAAGAATGCTCCAGTTGCCATTGCAACAATTGGCTCAGATATGTTGTCCTCATCTACGAAAGAGTTTGAGGAAGAACACAAACGTCCAGCAGAACCTAAAGAAATGGCCTATATGGCATTGCTAGTTTATGGTTCAGTTGGTTTAGATGCTATTGGTGCTAAAGTGTCCTTAGGAGCCTCAACAGGGTTCCATTCTATAGTAAATACCGCTAAGAAGCTTGATCTAAAGGTCCCTAAGAGCTTAGTAGATACAGCCACCCAATTAGGTAAAGTAGTCCCTACAGCTCCCCTAAATGTAGCTAGGGCTGCAACAGTGGAAGGTGTGACTGAAGCAAGCCAGGAGGTACTAGAACAACAAGCTGTAACGCAAGATATCTCTAAAACTGATGTCAAACAAGCTTTAGTTGGTGGTGTTATTGGTGCTGCAATTGGTGGTGGTATGCGTGCTCCTTCTGAAGCTGTACAGGCTGCCGATTCTATCCGGAAGAATGCTAATAAAGCATCTACTGCTATTATAGAGAAGGCCAATAAAGCAGGTGTTGGTAAGACGGATGATATTATTGCTGAATCTCTGGAGTCTGGAGATATTGAAACCGGTATAAACGAAATTAAGAATACTGATTTTAGCCTCATTCCTAAGGAACAACAGCATAAGTTATTAGATGATTTTGAAGAATTGATTTCTCTGTATGAGAAGAATCTCGATGTAGATGGTCCAACCATATTAAAATATGAACAGGAATTAAACCATCTCTGGGCTATTGTTACTGATTCTAAAGCAGAATCTTCTGTAAATGAAGCTGTTGAGGAGTTACAAAAAGGCCCAAGTGAATCTGCCAACGAGACCTTAGCTTCACATGTACGTAATAGTGCTACTATATCACCAGCTGATGTTAAGCGCAGCCTGGGTAGTAACTCATCATTCAAAGAGACGGCTACCCCAGAACAAATTAAAGTAGTTGAAGATCTCAATGACTTCAATGAAGCTGTAAGTACTGCTCGTAACATTGATAATGTTACAGATAATGTGCTTAAGGGGTCCAAAGATAGTAAATTTATTGGTATCGAAACCCATATGAGCAATGCTAGACGCGCTATAAACAAGGGTGATACCAAGGGAGTGGCCACTGTACTCGCTAAATTAGACAATTTTCTACAAGGACAGAATAAGAAGTTGCAGAATAAAGGTAATACTCCTAAGTTCATACAACAAATACAGAATGAAGTTAACCTCATTGAGGCTACGATCCAACAGATTGAAACATTGTCAGGCGGAGTGAAGGCTGAGGCAAAACCAAAGGCGAAGCCGGAGGTTGCAGCCGATAAGCCGAAAGCAGCTGTAAAGAAGAGTGTACAAGTAAAAGACTTATTTGAATATAAAGATGGTAAACCTGTAGGGCGTGCAGCTAATATAGCTACTATATACGCACAGTACCGTAAAGGTAAGTCTAAGGAAGAAGTAGCTAAAGGGCGTGTAGAGTTTAATAAGATATTGGCTGAAATTAATGATATCCAGTATACTACACTCAGTAAGATTGATATCACCCGGGAAGCAGGGGATAAAGAAATTAAATTTAACGCAGCACAAGAATACGAAACTCTTACTAAACGTATGAGTGGGTTAGAAACCATATGGAAAGAATGTAAATAATTAAGAGGATACACCCATGAGTAATTATATTGGTGATTTCATAGAAGATTTCACAACACTAAGTTTTAAATTTTTAACTGTAAACATAGCAAATAATACTGCTAGTGTCCCTACTACTTTAGCTGGAACACCAGTAATAAGTGTATATAAAGAGGGTGATCTTGTTCAATCGGTAGCTGGTATAACTTTAACTGTTGATTTTGATGGAGTAACTGGGTTAAACCATGTGCTTATTGATTTATCTGCAGATGCATTTTATGTTGCTAATGCTAATTATGATGTAGTAATTACAACTGGTACTGTAGCTGGCGATTCTACGATAGGACGAGTTGTTGCAACCTTTAGTATTGAAAATCGTTCATTAGAAAAGGTAGTATCTATTGTTTCTAATATCGCCACTGGTGCGGCTGCTCCATCCGTACCCCCTGAATCTGCTTTAATAACTACAGGAACTGAAGTTAATACCTATGCATCTGCTATAAATCTAGATGGTGGTTATCATGAAGTTTCTGATGTTGCAGGAGCAATTGATTTCTACTATGAATTTGATATTGGTTCTAATCGATTGGCAGCAAGTGTTGCTATGAATGGTCGATTAGAAGGTAAAGATGATGTGATCGGAGTTTATGCCTGGAATTGGGTAACTACAGCCTGGAACCAAATAGGTTCTATGATTGGTATTTCTGCGGGTGGCGATGATGGTGTGGCTGTATTTACTGTTCAAACTGATCATACTGGTATTGGTGCTGATTTAGGTAAAGTGCGTATCCGTGGGTTGGCATCTGGTTTAACAGCCGCTACCTTCTTTATTGATCGAGCAGTTGTGCGTCATGCTACTAATCCTACAAGTCAACAAACTTTAGGCACAATAGATGATGTCTCAGCAACTCAATATGTTTTTGATACTGATTTAGTTCAAGCTACTGGTATATGGAATGATGCACAGATAACTTTCACAAGTGGTGCATTGGAGGGTGAAACTAAAATTATTGATACTTTCGTTGCCGGCGTTATTACTTTGGATGAGCCTTTAACTGGTGTTCCTGCAAATGGAGATACATTTGTTATTCGCCATGCACATACTCATACAATTACTCAAATTAGTCAGTCTGTTAGATCGGAAATGGATACCAATTCCACTAAGTTAATTGCTCTCCTTGCTAGTTTAGGTATTGTAGATGCTATTGTAGATGCTATTAAAGCTAAGACAGATAACTTAACTTTCACTAAAGCTTTAGAATTGGATGCTAATATACAATCTATTAATGGGTCTACTGTTGTAGGTGATGGACAAGCTACCGGCTGGGAAGGGCAACCTTAATGGCTATTGGCTATAATTGGAAAGAAGGATCCTGGGTTACTGCTAGTTGGGCTACTACTGCCTGGCGGGCAATATCCACATTTGCAGCTGGTTTGTTAACTAGAACTCATATAATTGCTGCTGAAGACCGAACACAAGGAGTCAAATAATGAGTATTTATACTAACGATCCAGTCAAAGATCCAAGTGATGTTCTGGATTATAAAACTGACTTTGCTAATACCTCTAATGGAGGCGATGTAGCAGATCATTTGCAATTAGGAGAGGTAATAACCTCTATAAATGTAGTTGCAAGTGATGGAATTAATGTACATGATGGCGTAACAGTGTATAATGGTGTTACAAGACCAGCACCTGCTAATACAGATAATAATACAGCAATACTTTTTTGGTTATCTGGTGGGAATCACCCAACTAATTACTTAGTTACTGTGACAATTACAACTAGTGCAGATCGCACAATTGAACGGTCAAGGTTAATTCAAGTACGACAAAATTAAGGAAAGACATATGGGCAGTAAAACATGCATCTACGAGAATGCTTCAATATTAGGAAAGGTAGATGGTGCTGCCTTGGTCAAGTCTTTTGAGTTAGCCTTGGATAATGGGTTAACTGAGTCACAAGCATTTGTACAAGCTATGGCCGAGATGGCCCAACAAACTGAGTCCAGTCTGGAACAGTTACGCTCTGAACTTAATGTAAACTATGAAGTTAAGATCAAGGTACCTAAAGCTTCATTCTTATCAGAAGCACATTCATTTATCGATTCAGAAACCTCTGCAGGTAGTTTTGCGAAAGACCTATTAGCAGGTGGTATTGGTGTTAAGAAGCCTGGGTTCATTAAGAACACTTTGGCTACATTCTTACAAGCCAAAAGAAAATCCAAGAAAACCAGTATATTAGCCTCTTCATTTAACTTCTTCAGCCGTTATGCTGATGGTTACCGTGCGCCTGGATTACCTAAATTAAATGAAAAACAAGAAGCCGGCTTAAATCAGATTGCTGAATTTGCTAAAGAATTCCACACACGTGCTACTGAATTGAACTTCTTTGTGCAGGCCAAGAACTTATATCAAAACAACTTCGATTCATCTGATGTTAAAGGTAAAGAGTCATTTGGTGATCCATCGGGTTACTTTACACAAGAAGATGCAGAAGGTAATAAGTTCCTTAGTGAGAACCTTACCGGTGCTATGGTAGTCGCTGCTGTTAATTGGATTGGTACACAAGGTTCTAATACTTTATTTAATGATGAAGCCGCTATTGCAAGCATCCTTGGATTACACCCCGGGGAAGAACTTCCAGCTGGAGCATTTGATCTCCAGTTAGTGGGGGATGTACGTACTGTACTTGCTGAGCAATTAGGCGCTGCTGTATTTACTCTTACCGGTTTAGAAGGTAAGAAAGATATCGATGGTGACATGGTTGACCGTATGCAGCTTGCTTTAGGTGAGTCGGTGATTGGTATTCTTGTTGATATGGGCCATATAGAACAAACAGCTATATCCTCTGAAGTGATGGGTAGTTTAACTGATGGTTCTGTTCAAGTAGAAACCGGTGCTGCTACCAATTTTGTTAAGATCAGTAGTGAATTAAATGCGAAGGGTTACCCGGAACCTTCCCAGAAGTCTGCATCTCTTATTGATACAGTAAGATATAGTGATAAAGTAATCACAACACTGTTTGATATTGAGTCATACCAGAAGGACGTGTCCTTCGAGCCTATAATTACTGTAGCTACTAAAGTAAAGAACACTACTCAGACTGTAGCCAAGAAACAACAAAGTGCACTTAAGAAAATGCAAGATGTTGAGCAGGGTATGCTTACTAATGAATTACAACTATTCACCGCCTTAGGTGAAGAAACAGTTATGGAATTACTTGGTATAGTTGAAGATATTAAAGCTCTACCTATTACTAAGCGTAAGAAACAATTAGGTAAGAACTTAGCTATTGAACGTGAAGTTAAGAATGTTGCTAAATTTGTAGAGAGCATGCCAGCTCCGGATGCAAGTTTTTATTATGTCCACGAAGTGTGGAAGAATTTACGTATGGGTCTGTCCAGTTCATTAATGAATCCCCAGGCCAGTAAAGTACACCGGTTTCTGACTGGGGCTAAATCTTGGAAAACAACTGTTAAGCCAGGTGATACTAACACTCTTAATTATTTTAAAGTAGCAGTGGCCCAAGCATTTGGTAAAGATATTGACAAGCAAACTATAGACGAATCAGTTGCTCAATTTTATGAGTTATATGCTAATGTAGCTATACAGAAAGCTTTGAACCATATTGAAAAACTACAGTCTGGTAAAGAATTAACTGTGACTGGTAAAGAAGCCATTACAGATGCAATGCAGTTGTTCAATGAAGAAGGTAAAGCAACTATTAAACCAGATGCACGTATTCATGCCATGGCTGGTTTAGTTGCCTTGAATGCATATGATAAAGCTGTTCAAACGGCTCCCTTTGGTCAAGAGATCGGAGAAGCATTTGATAATACATTGGCTCTCGAGACTGACGGTATCACCAACGGTGTTGCAATTGGTTTACTTCAATCTATGTTAGAAGAAAATTCAGCAGAGATGTTGGAGTCCATGGGTTTATATACAGATAATAAGACTACTGATTTTGGTGCTTGGATCGATGGTGTTACTAATATTGATTCATATCAGCGCTTATCAATAACCTGGGCGGAGATCTTTAATAATGATACTGAGCTTGATGAAAAAGATAAGAAGTTTATTAGATCGGTTACTGGTCAGTTAACAGAAATTGTTGATGGTAGACATACTGCTACTTCAACTGGCCGTAAGTTAGCTAAATTACCTCTTATGACAAGTAATTACGGTGCTACTATTAAGAAGATTGTCGATCTATTTGGTGATGACGCCGTCGAGCGTTTATATGATCGTATGTATGATGCAGAGAGCCAATCAGATTTGAATATTATTTTCCAAGAATTAAGCACGCATAATGGTGCATCCATTGCAGCTCCGGATATTAAAGAACTCAATGAGTATACTTTACCAGCCCCTGTAATTAAGAAATTTAAGAAGGGTATCGCCAGTACTATGGGTGTTGCTTTAGAAATGGCTATTAGTCAACAGTTTAAGGGCTTTAGTGAGTATCGTAATGCATTGAATGCCTCATTCAAGATTATGTTCACAGTATTTAAAACTAAATATGATGAAGCAGTTACTGCTGCAGAGAAAGAAAAAGGCACCTCATTAACTGAAGTAGAGAAAGAAGCTTTAATTGAGGACCTCCGTCAGTACATGCCTGCTATTAAAACGGCAATCTCGAGTAAGGAATCTGATAAATTAGTTATTATGAAGACCACTAAGTCACGTAACTACGATAATAATAATCATTCCGTACAAGTTAAGTTCTCACGTCCATTAGAAAATACTGAGACCCTTAAAGGTAAGAAGTCGAGCTCTATGAAAGGTACTATTGCTAAGCGCGATTATACTGATGGTGGAGTTGCGGGTGGTGTGTTATCAACACAAGCGATTGATGCAAGTATTATGGTTCACATTATGGAGAACTTTGAGTCTCTAAATGTACATGATGCTACAATTTCTGGTTTAGATACAGTTGTTGATGCAACTCAGGAATACTCTAAAGAGTTCTTAGAGTTAAATGAACGCTACAGTGTATTAGAAGCAACAGTTGAAGCACTTCATGATGTACTTAAGGCTTCTGCCGGTACAGTCAACTTAGATGCTGTATTAGAAGATACTACCTTAGCAACGTTCTTAACAGAGTTAGAAGCAACAGCTAAAAAGGTTAAGACTGCACGTGATGAGTACTTCCCTACGGTTACAGCAAGCTCTCAAGCTGCATTAGATGGGGCGGGTTGGGTAATTGCGAAAGAACAAAGTAAAGAAGAGATTATTGAAGATCTTAAAGACTATGAGTTATCTCATGTAGATCAAGCTATTAAAGATATGCTACGCCCATTAGGCTCACAAAGTGCTGCATTTGATTTCGATTCATTCCAGGCTGCTTATGAAGTTAACCTAACAGCTGATAATACTGTAAGTACTTTTGAGAATTTACAATCAAGCTTTGAAGGTGATGTTAAAGATTCAGATGAACATGTAGAACATCTACGTGGTGTTATAAGTGGAATTGTTAATAAGGTAATTAGTGAAGCGGATGCTGCACCGGTAGCGTTGGGAATCAACGTGAGGGGTACTGAGGTTTTAGGTCAGATTTCGGATGGAGTTATTCAGATTCAAGCTGGACGCTCTAAATCTGTAGAGAACACTTCTCAACTGTCTACACAAGAAGTATTTGTACACGAACTAACTCATCATATTACTGATTTCGCATTACAAACAGATTTCTTCTATCGTACTCAGATTGAGAAACTTCGTGCACAAGTTAAGAAACATATGACTGTTGAAGATTTTATGCCAGATCATGTTGCAATATCTGTAACAGAGGACTATAAAGCTGCTAAGAAGCGCTATGATTACATATTCTCTGGTAAAGATTCATTACAAGAGTTTGTAGCATTTGCTATGACTAATGCTCAACTACGTAAGAAGTTAGCCGCGATTCCGGCTGCGCCTACACGCGACTTAACTTCTGGTTCTTTATGGGACCGATTGAAAGAGTTATGGAATTCTATTTTAGACTTCGTACAAGGTAAGATATATGGTACCAGCGATGTTATGGCTGATGAAGCTTTAGATTTACTGGTTGGTAAGTTAGTGGACACTAACAGTCGTTACCATGAATCAATTCGATCCAAATTAGGTATTGTTGGTCAGATGGATATTAAAACCATTGCTGCTCTAAATAAATTTATTTGGGCTCCTATGAAGAATTACCATCTCCAGCAACGGGCCAAGAAGAAACTTACCCCGGTAGGCAGAGTAACCAAGACATTAACAGGTGTTCCTTATGTGCTTAATAGTAAAGTGGATAAGTCAAACATCTTACACGCACTTAAGCAGGTCTTAAACCTACTTCATATTACTGAGCGCGGTTTCTTAATTAAGTTGGCTCGAGAGATACAAGGTATAACTGCAGATAACTCTAAGTGGCACCAATTACTCCGTCTTAGTAAGATGTACGTCGATCAAGAGCGTAGACACGTAGCTGAGCTAATAAGTAGAGAAGTATTGAATTCATTTAAAGCAGGTAAGCTTACTGACGCAGAGGCCGACTCTATCAACCAAGCGTTGTTAATGACAGATCTAGCTGTACTTCAAGGTAAGTACGACTTAAGTCAGCTGACTAAGCTATTAAGAAATGAAACATTCCGTAACTCTGAAATGACTAAGATTCAAAAGCAATTGGATGCCTTCAATGTTAACGGCAAAGGTAATGGTAATTACTATATTCGCCAAGCTTTAAACCTGGGTGAGATTATGGCAACCGGGATATCTTCAGAAGATAATCCTATGTTGAATGCGTTTAATATTGTAGAGATGCGTAACCTAACAAAAACAACAACTGGTGACCTTGCATTGGCAGAGGAGCTTGTAGACCAATTGGCTTCACTTAGTGCATTACAACACACAGATCAAGAAATCAATGTGCGGGCTGCTGGTGTCGTTTCACGTGAGTATAAGGGTGACCCAAAGGCAAACGGGATCCAGTTCACTTTAGAAACTGCTGAGAACTTTAAGAAAGAGTCTTTAGAAAAACTCTTCCATGGTAATAAGTCACAAACTATAAAAGGGTATACAACTGAAATAACGAATCCTAATATTGAGATGCGTATTGGTGAAGATAATGCAGCAACTATTGCAGAAATGAAGTCTCTTGGGTTTAGAAAAGAGACCGGCCTTGGAAAGGACGACAAAGACGGAAACAGAAAGCCGATGGCTCTATATGTCACGAAGTCAGCTGCTCAGAATACTTACTTGAAAGCAACAGTATCTTTGACTAACCAAATTGCTAAAGGCACAGACATTATGGAAGCCCTGAGGGTAACTGGTAGCCGGACATCTAATGTAGAACGTATTGCTGCTATGCATACACTGGCCAAAGGTAAAGCTTCTTCTGTAGAAGAACAGTTTAATTCTCCTAAACGTAAAACCAAGAAAGTTAATAATAACATTTTGGTTCCAGTTGTAGATGAAGCCGGTAATATTACTTCTTACCGCTATATGATGACTGAAGCTACTAAGAGCAGTATCTTAGAAAAGAGCAACAAATTTGACATTATCCTGGGCCGCATGCAAGCGAGTATTCATGACAAGGTGAAATCAGCTGAAGTAAATAAAGAAGTTATCAATTTGGCTCATAAAGAATTTAAAGATGCTAAAAGCCTAAGAGGTTTCGTTAAGATTGGGCCTAAAGTTGCTGATCCCCGTTACCGTGAAATCTATTCTATGATGCCTAAAGATATGAAGCGAGAAATGGAAGCTGTATGGGGTGATGATACGATCCAGGTTAAAGAAGAACTTATTGATTTAATATTTGGGTACCGTAAGTTATCAATTGCTGATATCACATTACCTCTTACACAAGTTAAAATATTTGATGGTATTGATAAAGTATTACCTGGCGCTAAGCAAGGTGTACGTGCTGTTGAACGTGGTATACAAGAATTTGTTAGTGTGGCTAAAGACAACATAGTAATTAAGTCCGGTATCGTATTATGGGATAACGTAGCTAGTAATAATGTATTACTTATGGTGAAAGGTGTGCATCCAAAGCACATTGCTAAGGATTCTGCTCTTGCTTATAAAGCTCTTGAAAAGTATCAAGAAGAAATCAAGAAGAGAGCTGCTGCACAACACAAGTTGGATATATCTAAGGGATTATCTGCGATTGCACGTAAGAATCTTACGAAGCAGATTGAAAGTTATACTGATAGTATACAAGCTAACCCAGTTCGTGGATTAGTAGAGGAAGGAGTGTTCCAATCAATCGTTGAAGATATTGAGATCAACGCTGATGATTATAGTTACCGTGGTAAGTTTGGTAATTACATACAAGGTATCACTGGTAAGATTACCGATAATGAAGGTATAACTTCTAAAGCAACTATGGGCGCTACTGAGGTTTATAAGCAAGCTTATATGACCAAAGATACTCTTATATATCAACAGCTCTTAAAATTCACTCAGAAGAGTGATTTTGTAGCACGATTTGTACTACATCAGCATCATATGCGTAATATTGATCGTAAGCATGCTAAGAAAGCATTAACTAAAGAACAGTTAATAGGGGAAAAACAGAAAGCGTTAATGGATGTAATTGAAACATTCGTTAACTATGATGTACCGACAAGCCCTGCCTTACAATATCTAAATGATATTGGTGTCTTAATGTTTACTAAGTTCTTATTCCGTATTCAAAAAGTAATTCTACGGACATTTAAAGAGAACCCTGCTAATACAATGGCCTTATATGCTCTTGAGAATGCAGTTGGTGACTTGGCAAGTATTGATGATTCATTCTTACCATGGAGTAACTTAATGAGTAAATTCAATATGCCTATATCAGGTGTCTGGGATTCAGCTACTCAAATATCTGCTGCAGAACTCTGGTTACAATAAATTGTTAATCTACCTCGTCTTTATAGACTTGGTAGGTGGCATACCCAATTATCCCTACAATAAGCGCTGCAATTAGTGCAATAATTATAGGAATAGCTACAGATAAGAAAGCAATTATCAGACATACTATTACAACAGCCACACTTGCTTTCCATAAAGCTCTTAATTTCTTAAACATAATTTACCTTAAAAAAGTGATTTAGGAGGAGATACGTCCTCGGGGGATACAGTTGTAAATAATCCACCATCCCCATTATTTTCTGCCGCAGCCATAATGTTATCAGTATGACGCGTAAGTGCTTCAGCATCAGGTGCAATAACTTTAACTTCAACTTCACCTTGAGATATAATAGGTATAATTTCTTCCAATACAACTTCTTCTACTTCAGGATGATAAGCAATTGCTTCTTCTACTGTAGTAGGAACTTTATTTGTAATCTGCTCAGTAATTGTTACTGTAGCACGGTTACCATTACCACCACGGCCATTAACTAAGGCAACATCTACATGTTTACCATCTAAGTTAAAGCCTTGTGCAGCGATGTGTGCTGATATAGCTTGTTTGATGCTATCCGCATCTAATTCTAATTTAATACTCATAATTCCTACTTACGTTTAGTATCGCCACAAACAGTACAGCGAGAATCGCCTTTGTTGCCGCCATTATTGTGAACACGTTTGCCTTTGCCATAACGCTTGTCCTGGAAGGCATTCTTACATGTGCATCGTTTAATCATTGTTATTCCTTTTTGGTTAAATATGTTTATCTAAAATATTCATTACCCCAGCTACCATACTATTAATCTTCCTATGAAATAGAGGATCCAATTGGTATGCTTGGTGTAGAATCCTTCAATTAGATCGTCCATTAGTGCTTGTTTATCTATCATATTTTAGCCTTGGTTATAGTTATTTCTACCCGGGGATTTTCCTTATCAACTCCACCATATGATTCTGATGAGCCAACAATCCAATTAAAATCATCATCTTCAATACGTCCCATCTCAACTAAAGCATCTTGAAAATACTTCTTATGGACGGATACGACATTATCGATATCTAATGATCTTCTTGTTTTTGCAAATATTTCATAGTGGATAGTGATAGGATAATCAATCACCGGTAGTAATTGAATTTGGTTGGCCATAGCATTGGTTCGGTTGAGAACCAAATAATGAGCATTACGATAATTATTTAGATTAAGTATAAACCACTGCTTAGCTTTTCTTGGCTTGGTCTTTCCACGCCAAACTTTTAGTGGAGAGCTTAAGATCATTATCTAGCAATCCTTATAGTTATTTGTTGTTGGTCCATCTCAAAATTAATATTATGATCCAACATAGCAATAAGATTAGAAGCTAACTTCTGTCTCATAGCAAATTCAATATCTACAAGTGCTTGCTCTAAGATAGGTTCAGCTACTTCTTTTAATGATACATTTAAGTCTTCTAATAGGCGCTCTTTTAGGAAGCTTATGTCCATGGTTAAGGCCATTAGTCTTTACACCATTTACCATTAGGACTATTAAACGTATGCTTTGTATACATCTTAAATGAATGATAGAAACATACTACACCTTCTGGTCTCATAGGAGCCGGCGAGGCTGTTAATAACTGATCCATTACATCAGGAATCGTAGTTGGTTCCAATGTACCTTCATAAAGAATAGGCACTACGTGACAGCATGCTGGACGATTAGGATTATCTGGATTCCAACGGAATGTATTAAACAGGAAGAACTTACGTTCTGCTAGACTGTGAGGATTCTTTTGAATACCTGGTCCAGCCCACTCACCATAGTGATGTCCATCACCAAGGTTTAAAATATCTTCTAGGTTTTCATTAACC